ATGTTTGCGGTGATGGGGGGAGTGAAACAACGCGCAGCGCTTGTACGGTCAGCCATACAAACCGCAGCCAGGGAAAGCCGCCGGGCAAGGCCGTATGTTTGGGCCATGAACACGACAATGACCCCAGCAGACCTTGATCCCCGTCGGCAGGCCATGCTGCTGTACTTTCAGGGATACCGCGTAGCCCGCATTGCAGAAATGCTGGGCGAGAAAGTTGCAACCGTGCACAGCTGGAAAAAGCGCGACAAGTGGGGCGAGTATGGACCGCTGGATCAGATGCAGCTCACCACCGCCGCGCGCTACTGCCAGCTCATTATGAAGGAGCAAAAAGAAGGGAAAGACTTCAAGGAAATTGACCTGCTGGCGCGCCAGTCGGAGCGCCACGCCCGGATCGGTAAATTTAACGACGGCGGGAACGAGGCTGATTTAAATCCGAAGGTTGCCAACCGCAACAAAGGCCCGCGCCGCCAGCCAGAAAAGAACGTTTTCACCGACGAACAGATCGATAAGCTGCAGGAGGTTTTCCACAGCTCGATGTTCGCCTACCAGCGCCACTGGTACGAGGCAGGCAACCGCCACCGTATCCGCAACCTGCTCAAATCGCGCCAGATCGGAGCGACCTTCTTTTTTGCCCGGGAGGCGCTGATTGACGCCATCACCACCGGTCGCAACCAGATTTTTCTCTCAGCCAGCAAGGCGCAGGCGCACGTCTTCAAGCAGTACATCATCGACTTTGCAAAAGAGGTGGATGTGGAGCTGAAGGGCGACCCGATGACGCTCAGCAACGGCGCGTGCCTGTACTTCCTCGGCACCAACGCCCGCACGGCGCAGAGCTACCACGGCAACCTGTACCTGGATGAATATTTCTGGATACCGAAATTCCAGGAGCTGCGCAAAGTGGCGTCCGGTATGGCAATCCATAAAAAATGGCGGCAGACCTACTTTTCAACCCCGTCCAGCCTGACCCACAGCGCCTTTCCATTCTGGTCCGGCGCCCTGTTCAACCGGGGCCGCGCTAAAGCGGACAAGGTAGATATAGACCTGACCCACGGCAATCTGGCCCCGGGCCTGCTTTGCCCGGACGGTCAGTACCGCCAGATCGTCACCGTGGAGGATGCGGTGCGCGGCGGCTGTAACCTGTTCGACCTGGACCAGCTGCGCATGGAGTACAGCCCTGACGAATACCAAAACCTGCTGATGTGCGAATTCATTGACGATCTAGCGTCAGTATTCCCGCTGAGCGAGCTGCAGGCGTGCATGGTGGACAGCTGGGAAGTCTGGTCCGACTTTCAGGCGCTGGCGCTGCGCCCGTTTGGCTGGCGTGAAGTTTGGATCGGCTATGACCCGGCGAAGGGTACGCAGAATGGCGACAGCGCCGGATGCGTGGTGATGGCACCACCCACGGTGCCGGGCGGCAAATTCCGCATTCTGGAGCGGCACCAGTGGCGCGGAATGGACTTCCGCGCCCAGGCTGACGCCATTAAAAAACTGACCCAGCAGTACAACGTGACCTATATCGGCATCGACTCGACCGGCGTCGGTCACGGCGTCTATGAGAACGTTAAGGCGTTCTTCCCGGCGGTCCGTGAGTTTGTCTACAACCCTAACGTCAAAAATGCCCTGGTGCTTAAGGCATACGACATTATCAGCCACCGGCGCCTAGAGTTTGACGCCGGGCACACCGACATTGCGCAGTCCTTTATGGCAATCCGCCGCGCCACCACCGCCAGCGGGAACCGCCCCACCTACGAAGCCAGCCGCAGCGAAGAAGCCAGCCACGCAGACCTGGCCTGGGCAACGATGCACGCACTGTTTAACGAACCGCTGCAGGGCGAAGCCGCCAATACCAGCAACATTGTGGAGATTTTTTGATGGGCAAGAGGAATAAAAACCGCGCAGCAGCTGCGCATAATGTTCAGCACAGTGGCGCAACTAAAGCAGAAACCTTCAGCTTTGGCGATCCGATCCCGGTACTGGACCGCCGCGAGTTGCTGGATTACGTAGAATGCGTACAGATGGATCGCTGGTATGAGCCGCCAGTAAGTTTTGACGGACTGGCACGAACCTATCGTGCGGCCGTGCATCACAGCTCCCCGATTGCCGTTAAGCGCAACATTCTGACCAGCACGTATATCCCACACCCGCTGCTGAGCCAGCAGGCATTCAGCCGCTTCGTGCAGGACTATCTGGTGTTTGGTAACGCCTATTTGGAGAAACGGACGAACCGGCTCGGCGGCATTCTGTCACTGGAACCATCACTGGCGAAATACACCCGCCGCGGGATCGATCTCGATACCTACTGGTTTGTGCAATACGGCATGACCACGCAGCCCTATGAGTTCACCAAAGGCAGCATCTTCCACTTGATGGAGCCGGACCTGAATCAAGAAATTTACGGCTTGCCCGAATACCTGTCCGCTATCCCTTCCGCCCTGTTGAATGAGTCCGCGACTCTGTTCCGCCGGAAGTATTACATCAACGGCAGCCACGCAGGCTTCATCATGTATATGACCGACGCCGCACAGAACCAAGAGGACGTGAACAATATCCGCCAGGCCATGAAAAGTGCCAAAGGGCCGGGCAACTTCCGCAACCTGTTTATGTATTCACCGAACGGGAAAAAGGATGGGATTCAGATCATCCCGCTGTCAGAGGTGGCGGCAAAGGATGAGTTTCTTAATATCAAGAACGTGAGCCGGGACGACATGATGGCGGCACACCGCGTTCCGCCACAGATGATGGGGATCATGCCGAGTAATGTTGGGGGGTTTGGAGATGTGGAGAAGGCAAGCCTTGTGTTCGTGCGCAACGAATTGATGCCATTGCAGAAGCGCATGCAGGAGTTGAATGATTGGATTGGAGAAGATGTGATAATTTTTTCAAGCTACGCATTATAGAAAATAAATGAAGACCTGATGGCCTTCATTTATTTAAAGGATTGCATTTATATTTCTTCTCTAACTTACCAATGTAAGTCATTAATCTTTTATGGCTTTTTGCATCAACACTTGATATAAACGACAGCCATCCTTTCACATGCTCTATATCTTTTAAATGACCTATAAAAACATGATGTATTTTAGCTCGAATCTCTTTGTATTTTAATCGACCAATCCCAACTTTTTCTTGCGAGATAACCAAACCAGTGACTTTTTTCTGACTCCGCGGACCACTAATAGAAGTTTTCCCAGAGTTAATTTTTAAGCCTTCACTAGGAATTATAGATATTAAGAAGTCTTTTGCTTTGATAACTCTTTTCATCGACTGTGCGGACAAGGTAAGGTCATCTGCATATCTTGTATATATCAACCCCCTACTACCTGCATATCCTTGAATTCGATAATCAAGTTTAGAGCAAATCAAATTAGCTAATTTAGGAGAGGAAGGTGCACCTTGAGGAAGCAAGTTCCTATAACAGCAAATTCTCGTTAATGAGGAGGATATTAAGCGGTTATACCCTAGAGAATAAAAAACCCCAAAAACCTTATCAGCAGTCAAGCTTGGGAAAAAATCTTCCAGATCAATATTCAGTATAAAATTTGCCCCCATATGAGGAGTAGCGTTGTTCAGGATTGATTGTTTTTTTTCGAAACCCATTGAAAAAGGGGATGATGACAATTTATCTAAGATGTTACGGAGTACCCATCCTTGCAAGGCTTTAAGCTCCCGGGAAGGTTGATATATTGTTCTCTTTTTTTTCTCTGGGCCTTTCTTTTCAATGGAATATATTTTGTACCGAAAATCGGCTCTGTATATCATCAGGCGAAGCGTTTCAACAGAGAGACGTGTGGCACTAGACATATCTTGCAAACTACTCATGACAGGTAGCCCCAAATGTCTCAACTTAAAAGTGTTCGAAAAACGAGCAGATTTCATAGAAGTTGTGCACCCTTACGCCATAAACAACGGGTTTCATTGTTGGCTCGGAGAGCATCAAGCGATGCTCGCCGTTCCAACAAGGAAAGCAGACAGTGACTCAGATTACTTGCAGGATGCCGAAACAGCATCCAGAGGACACCACGAATGGCAAACCTCTCGCTAAGGGTGCACATATGGGATTTTATCATAGTTAAAGGTTGATCTCCTACGATTTTCAAAGTTCATGATCTCCAAACGAAGACCATCGAGTCTCTTCCTATCGAACACATTCCTTACATAGTTAGCACCTACAGGAGTGACCTGATAGCCGTTTATTGTTCTTAATATTTTTCTCTGATTGATAAGCCGTGTAAGAGTCGACCTAACAATTATTTTAGATAAAACCTCATCTTGCTTTATAGCTTTACTTGTTAATTCAAGAAGAGTTCTAAAACTGATATCTTCTAAAAGATATATGCATGGCAAAATAAACCTATCGACATATAATAAATTTCCGATACCTTTATCCACTTTATGAGCTTTTAATATTCGATTAATAGCCCTTGTAACACCCTTATATAAAAAAGAACTTTTCAAATCTTTGAAAGGTTTGCTACAAAGTTCAGCCAACTCATCAGGATGATAACGCAAAACCGAACTTGAGTTAAAGCTTCGCAGTAGCCTTATCGGCCCATAATTAATAAAACTTCTTTTAGATTTGAATTTTACATCTTGAATGCATATTAATTTTTTCCTTAAACTTTCATTATTTGAAAATGCACCCAACTCTGTAAGTGACCCTGGGCTCTCAGGAAATAATATTATTACATCAACAGCTTCCGCCAATATATTCTCAAGACTCAGAAGGCTATGTTGTCCCTGACCTGCAAGTAAGTCATCAAACAGATCTTCAGGGTAGAACACATCAACATTTTTCGCTTTTGCTAAAAACTGTGAAAACTGATGTCGACCCGATTGATGGTTAGCCACATCACCACCACATAAAAATATAGATAGTTTTGTATTTCCGCCTATATAAAACTCTTTCTTTATGAGATGGCCTATAAGCTGGTTCTGATGTTCTTCCGTTAATTGTTTTTTCATAGACACCTCATTTTTTCTTCTTTATACATGAAGTGATTGCTAAATCCAATAGTCTTCAATGTGCTTTGCGCGCACTCGTAGCCCCGCCACGCCTGCCCGCTTTACGGAGTGGTTTTCATGCGCCTGCATGACATAAGCAAAAGCCCGCCATTCCTGGCGGGCTTCGTCTAAAACGATCCTTAAACGATCATGCGGATTCATGCGGCATAGACATGCACAACCGCCAAAGGGGGCAGCACAACTGTTCTGAAATCTAAGTAACCACAGTTAACGTATGCATCCTATTGCGAATTGCATCACACGTTTCATCAAAAAGCTTGCTGATGGTTGTACGATTCAATTCTGCTTCTTTCCAATATTTTACCCAATCTAACTCAGGGTCACCATGTTCAAACAAAATTGACTCGGAACGACATTCCTTCCGAAAAGAGTCAAGAATTTTATAAACTTCTGGTGCAATAAAGGGTTTATTAGACTCAACGCTTATAACAAATGAATTAAATGCACCTGCAAAATTTTTCAATCTTCTGAACTTACGCTCTTCAAATGGTTCTTCAGGGTCTACCTGATCCACTGCAGGCCTTAACTTTAGTACACTTTCTCTTGTTTCGAACATCGAATTCCAGATTAGACTATATGCTGATAACTCCTTGTCAAAATATGCTTTCGTTACATAAACAGAATTATCCAGCTTCGCCCTGATCCTTTCATTAGTTGCACTTAGCTCTGATTGAAATTCAGCAGTCTTTTTGTTTAACCGCGCCTTATATCTTTCTATATAAACTTTCCCAATCCAAGCTAACACACCAGATGCAATAAAAGATATTCCACCCAATGAAGCCAGAACTTTATAGATCAAATCCATTGTGCACTACCTGATAAAATAGTATGTCATTATAAAATAATACATTTTTAATCAAACAGGGAATAATTCGCGTCAAATTTATCGCTTCGCCACTCTATCCTAGCGACTTCCATCAAAAACCCCAGTCCTTCATAGAGCTAAACCGGGAATTCCATCTCAAGCCAGAAGCAGTCCTCATGAGTGCAGCCCAACCAAAAAACCTCCGCCGGACTCCTTTGGACGTTGAAAGAAGACCCAGCCGCTAGAGGTAAACCGTTCCAGCAACTGGCCCCGATAGATAATCTGGTGATTACTGTCTTTTTTACACAGGGCTAACTAGTAGCGTCCATTGTGCGGCTGTACTCATGGTTACGTATTTTTGCCATCAACTCGTCAGTCAGTTCAGAAACCCACTGGATTGCCAGCCGCTTTTCTTCATCGCTGCAATCGCTTGCCCCCACCAGTTTTAAGAAAAAATCAATGCGCTGAAGTTTCAATGACTCCAAAAGATAATCCTGCATTTTCCCTCCTTTTACGGCCACTTACGCAATATAACTGTATGTATCAACACTGTTTATATATACAGTATATTACCAATTTCTAAATGTAAAACGCTTTTTTGGCCTTCAATAAGAAAGACCTGATATGAGTCAAAAACAAAAAAATTCCGATGTGTCAGTAATACTGACGCCATTTGTCATCCTCACGCAGCCGCCCGTTCTGGTAAAAAATGCGTAGCCCTCCCCCAGACGGAAGGCTGCCGCCGCGTAGTAGTAAATTCACCTCATACTCACTGCCATTGAAGCCTCTGGAATGCAGCTCATACTCCAGCTGCAAGCGCTGCTGCTCAGAAATATTCTGCTTGTAAGCCTTTTTTCGCTTCGGTTTTACCAGCCTGAGTCGGGAAACCAACTCCCGCCGCTCCCTTTTTCCCATTCCATGCAGGTAATCCTGCAGCGCCTTTTCTTCCATGGAAGTAATATCCGGTACTTCACCCCCTGATTGGTTCAAATTTTCAACAGGGGGACAGTTATTGCCACGAGTCCAAGGGGCGCAAGCGCCCTGGTCGGCTGTCGCCTCCTGAAGGTCAACGGCTTTACGAACCATTTTCCACTTCACTGCATGAGTGCAGATCCGGCCCTCAATGATCGGGGACCAGATGCCATAAATACGAACACCGTGATCGCCGTAGGTGCTCGGTTCGTCGTTAAGCTCATAGGCAGTTCTGACAAGGTGATGTTTTCGGGGAACCAGGACGCCGCCCTGTTTCATGATATAGGTGGCAAAACACCCAGCATCCGCTGCGGCCAATACAGCATCCAGACGCGGGTTTTCCAGTACCGGCGCGCCTGCCTTCTTGTCACCCTGCGCCCTGGCAGCCTGACCGGCCAGCAGGCGCAGCTCGCGGTACGCCTGGCGGCCAGGAATACCAAAGAAGCGGAATTGCTGGACACGGTGCAGCGAAGCCCAGGCGTTTACGTTCTCAGCGTTATCGCGCAGTGATCTGCCTGTTTCTTTGCTGATTTCCTGCGCCAGCCCGCGCCCGTCGATATTCTTGCTGATGTATTTGGCGATATAGCTGGTCGGTGTACCCTTGCGCGGGTTGATAAGCTCAGACTTGAATCGCGGCCCGGTATTGGTGCCCAGCTCCTCCCGGTCCTCACGAATGGCGAATTTACGCAGTAGCGCGGTAATGGATTTGCGGTCTTTTTTGCGCATGAAGCAAAGCAGGTGCCAGTGCACGGTGCCGTCATGGTGTGGTTCGGCAACGCGGACGCCATACCAGCGCAGCCCGGCTTTGTGCATCGCCTTTCGGAAGGCAGCGAACATATTCACCAGGTAATCGCTGCTCTGGCGGACCGTGGCACTGGTCCATTTCGGGTTTGGCCTGCCGTTATTAAGCGTCGCGTGAAAGCGTGACGGGCAGGTAATGGTATAGAACACGGCGCATTCACCACGCATTTCTGCGATCAGCTCCAGCCCCTTAACGCAGGCCATCATTTCGTTGCGCCGGTGTGCCGGATTGTTGCTGCTGGCGTTTACCACTTCTTCCATATCCAGCGTGTCACCTTCGGCGTTAACCAGCTCATGCGAGCGGAAAAACTCCAGTGATTTGCGGCGCTGTTCGCGTTTGAGGATCACGGCTTCATAGCTGACATACGGGGACGCCTTTTTGTTAACCAGGCAGACAGCGCGCAGCTGTTCTTCCCGCCATTCACACCGCATCTGCCACAGCTTGCGATACCACCAGTCCGCGCAAAGCATACGGGCAAGCGAGCCCGGAATAAGCTCGTAGGGGACCGGGTTACGGCGGTGCTTTTTACGACGCAGTTGCTCGAAAGCAGGCGGGATAACATCAAGGCGCATAGCCTCAGCGGCCACCCTTTCCCATGACCGGCGGATCTCTTCCGGCGTAACGTCTTCATCCGTCAACAGCTCACCGCAGGCAGCATTCAGACACATGCTCATGTGTGCCGCCACCAGAGTAGATAACCGCTTGACCTGCTCCTGGCTCATTTCGGGCAGAACCAGCAAACCCTCCAGCCCGTCGTGGCTCGCCATAAAACGGAATGACGCAGAAACCTGGCTGGTACGCACGCGCTCCAGGCGTTCAAGGCACGGCCTGATGGTTTCACGCAGATAGCGGGAATATGCCTTCGTTTTGCCCAGGCCCTCGAAATATTTAATCCGTTCAAACAGCGGCTTACTGATATGCGCTGGCTGGGCGCTCACGTCAGCAACGATTACCAGATCGGGGTTGAATTGTTGCTGTTCACGGGCCATTTTGGCGCGGCTTATCAGCTGGTCCTGCTCCATTTCTCGCTGAACAGGATCACGGGATTCATTGTAGAAATAGCGTTCCCAGACCTCATTACTCAGGGCCTCGCGGCGCAGCTGTTTCTGCTCGTTGTCCGCAGCATAGAGAGTAATGAGGTTTGAAAGCGCTGACTCCGGCGCTACTTCCGCCGGTTCCAGATAGGGGTTAATTGCCTTTTTAGGCGCGGTCCAGGGATTCGCCCCGGTAGCTTTACCTCCACTACCGGGGAGTTCTGATACAAGAGGCGCGACGGGACGGCCTGAGCTGATATCCGTCACTCGCAAACTCCTGCGTAAACACTGCTGCAAACCGCGCTGTCATTTGCACTTGCCAGCAAATCAAACTGCGCGCCGCCTCGTGTCGTCAGTGCCCAGTCGCGATAAGTCTCAATGCCATAAGCATCAACAGTGATGACCTCAATACGCTTTTCAGCCCGGCGTGGATCATGCGTGGAGGGAAAGAAAGTTGAATTACCGCGGCGCGAACAGTCCGCAACCATTCTTTCCCATTCAGCAACCCGGCGAACCTCTTCTGGCCAGCGCTGGAAAATTTCAGCAAGTTCAGATTTACGGGCGTGAATGCAGGGCATACAACCGACACGGCTGCAGCCCTGCAGATATAACGGGTTAGGCTTAATGCCATGGCGCTTTGCAATTGCAAAGACATCCTCATGCAGCCAGTTAAGGATCGGACGATAGACGTGCAGGCCCGGCGTATTGTCTGCATCTTCCTCCCAGTCCGGCAGCAATGCGCGTGCAGGTGATTCCTGAGCCCTGACCCCCTGCCAGCTGATAACCTCGTCATACTCTTCCAGGGCAGGAACGACAACCTGAGTCCTGACAGGCTCATGCTTGAGGTCAAAGGTGCAGAAACGGGCTTTTGTGGAAGGGAACCGGCCTTTCCACATGCACAGGTCCAGAAAAGGAATGCCGGTGGGCTTCAATATTTCCAAGGCACGGTGCACACGTTCTGCCGCCTCATCGGCAGACATACCGCATTCCTGAACCAGAGAAACGGGCCATTTCTCTGCAATGAATTTCCGTTTGCCTTCGATCTGGCGAGTGAAATCAGCTTTAACACGGATAACTTTGCCCAGCTTTGATTCCAGATAGTCCAGATATTCCATCGTCTGGGGGTGTTCATGGCCTGTATCAGCGAAGACAGAAATATGAGGAACATCGTTTTCAATGGCCCGCAGCCATTGGGCAAGACTATCCTTGCCGCCTGAAATACTGATGGTGTTGATGGTGCTAGAAGCAAAGCAGCGCAGATCGATAGAATTCATACGCGCACCACTCAAAGTGTGATGTTTGATATTCATACAGCATCACCGTTGTAGTGTTTGCCTTTAAGCTCTGCGATTTCCTGACAGGTCACACAGCACTGCACGCCCGGAATAGCGCGGCGGCGAGCTGGAGGGATCGGCGCATCGCATTCGATGCAAAGCACACGGGAAACGCCCGGCGCTCTGTTGCGGGCAGTGTGGATGTGGCGCTGGCGTTCTTCTTCAACGCGCTGTTGTACGAGGTCCATAGAGTCAGCCATTAGTGGAGCTCCTGAGATTCGTTTTCGTAGCGGGTTGCTTCGCAGCGCAGTAGTTCAGCTGCTTCAACACCGTTTAACCCTTTGTTAGTGATGTGGATTGCCAGCGCCTCAAGGCGGATTGAAACTGCGAGCGCGCGGCCTTTGCGCTCCTCACGTTTGGCAATATCGATCACCGCCATAAGCGAATCGGTTTCGGCTACAAACATTTTTCTTAATTCTTTCTGCATTGTTCTCTCTCCTGAATTTGGGCAAAAGAATGCCCGGCGGGTTTACGCCATTAATTTCTGTTGTGGGTTAATTCGGCATGGTTAGCCGCTTGGGAAATAAGCTCACCACTGCACGAAAATGATTCATAGCTTTAACCAGCTCCCGCTTTTCGTCAGTAGTCAGATCACTAATATTGACGCCGTGACGTTCAGCCGGAATTTTAGCCATAAAGAATATGGCTGCCAGTGCCCGCTCATTTTGTTTATGATTTATATCGCGACGGTCACGCATATCTTTAATGAACCTTTCAAGCTCTGGCTCAATATTCAGACCAAACACAGTCGCCCTTAATTCAGCTATATGGTTCAGTCCTTCAAGCCGTTGACCCGGGCTTAGTGGAACAGTCGCAGAAGTACCTTCAATAGCCATGGTTTCACCTGTTTGGTAGTGGTCAGCCCGGCCAGTAGTTCTTCCTGAGAGGGGGACGGGTGCCAGCGCTTGCCATCTTTCCCGATAATCCAGCCATGGCCGCAGTGCATACCATGGCTTTGTTTAACCAAAAGCGATGCGAATGAGGGTTCTTTATTCAGCATAAACACCTCAGATCAGACCAAATGAAGCGCTAAGACCCGTCACTGTATCAACAGCATTTGCCATTGCCGGGTTGTACTGCAGGCGCGCGTGCATCGAAACAGCTGTAAGTGCCATCAAGCGAGTGACAGAATTGATGCTTTCGATAACCTGGCGGCGTTCCTTTGTTGTCTGGTGTTCGCCAGAAACAGCGCTTGCTGCAACACGACCGATCTCTGCTGTAGCATTCAACACGTAATGAGGCATTTTCTCGCTGGCAACTTCGTTCAGCGGCACGCATGGCAAGCAATGGATTTGCGCCAGAAATCCATCAACCAGCGTTGAGTCCTCGGTGAGATCCGTCAGCAGCCAAATTTCAGGTGCCGTGAGTAGATGCGGTTGCTCCGGGTTCAGTTTGTTGCGCAGAGTCTGGACGTTCATGCCTGCGCGGTCGGCCAGCTTCGCCATATTGTGACGCAGTGCGAAAGCGCGGCAGGCTTCATCAAAGTGTGGATGTTTGGAAATCTTATAATCAAACATGTGAGCCTCTTAGAAAGTTCTCATAATTGAACTTACTGACCAACAACAACGCGGAAGTTGGAATGACCTAGGGACTCACGAACCTGATCGGTTTTGTACATCAAGTAACGAAGACATACACGCCCCTTGTTTTTCTCCTTTTTGACCATGTATTTAGCCAATTGGCCATGGTGGATTTTTTGATAAACAGAACCGCGGGAAATGCCTTCCCATTCCGCGAACTCTGCAGGTGTAGCCATCTCTTTTGGTACACGAATTGAAATATCGGTGCTCATAGTGCAGTATCTCTCAGTTAAGGTTTGGTTTATGTCGTTTTATCTTGTTTTATGCGATTCAATAATTGAACAATTGAGATACTACGATCCAATATTTGATACGTCAATAGGATTAAGAAATGATACAGGTGAAAGCTGGCGAGAATACAGGGGGTAGAGAGGCTATCCATAGGTTAATGGCTGCCTATGATTTTAAGTCCAGGCAGCAGCTATGCGATCACCTAGGCGCATCTAAAAGCACTATGGCTAACAGATACTTAAGAGACAGTTTCCCTGCAGAATGGGTAATCCAATGTGCTCTTGAAACGGGCGTTTCTTTACTCTGGCTTACCACAGGTCAAGGTGAACCCGGAACAAAAGTTGATGATAAAAAAAGTATCAATTTCGTGAACTCTGGCAAAGTAAAACCTCTTTCTGAACTTGTATCGCCCGAGATCGACAAGGTTCATCTCATGGGAGGTTCGCTGGTTGAAGCCGGGAAGGCCATCATTGATAGCAGCCTGCTTCCATCTGACTCACGCGAGCTGCTTCTGGTAAATACCGCTGGCGATTCATATTTAGTTGACCGTACCCAGGCACCACCAGTGAATGGGATGTGGTTGGTCGATATCGACGGGATAAAAAGCATTGTTAAGTTAACTCGTCTTCCGGGAAACAGATTAGTTGTGCATCAAGATGATTCTTCGTTTGAATGCAGCCTGGATGATATCGAGGTAGTTGGCCGCGCATTGAAAATCATTAAGAGTCTTTGATATGACGATCAGAAAGCAGCCGAATGGAAAATGGTTGTGCGAGTGCTACCCGAACGGGCGTGACGGCAAGCGTGTGCGTAAGCAATTTGCGACAAAAGGCGAGGCTGTAGCATTTGAAAACTTCACCATGGATGAAGTAAACAAAAAGCCATGGCTGGGTGAAAAGGAAGATCGACGACGTTTGTCAGAACTGATTGAGCAGTGGCACTCTCTGTATGGCCAGACGCTCGCAGACCCCAAACGCCTGATGGCGAAACTGAACATTATCTGCAATGGTCTGGGCGATCCTGTCGCCTCTGAGTTAACCGCCGGTGACTTTACGAAATATCGTGAAGCACGGTTGAAAGGTGAGGTACGTAACGAAGAAGGCGCGCTAATGTCGCCAGTAAAACCACGCACGGTGAACCTTGAACAGCGTAACTTATCATCCGTTTTTGGCACCCTGAAAAAGCTGGGCCATTGGTCAGCTCCTAACCCACTAGCTGGGCTTCCAACATTCAAAATCGCAGAGGGGGAACTGGCGTTCCTTGCCCAAGACGAAATTAAACGCCTGCTTGAAGCCTGCGCTGACTCTCAAAGCTCCAGCCTGTTGATGATCGCAAAAGTATGCCTAGCCACCGGCGCGCGGTGGAGTGAAGCCGAAAACCTGCAGGGCCATCAGTTATCGAAATACCGGATCACCTACACCAAAACCAAAGGCAAGAAAAACCGAACCGTACCGATATCTCAGGATCTGTATGACGAACTCCCCAAAAACAGAGGGAAGTTATTCACGCCATGCAGAAAAGCTTTTGAGCGTGCAGTAAAAAGAGCTGGCATCGACTTGCCTGAAGGCCAATGTACTCACGTGCTGCGCCATACCTTCGCAAGTTATTTCATGATGAATGGCGGTAATATACTTGTTCTTAAAGAAATTCTTGGGCATGCCGATATAAAGATGACTATGATCTACGCACATTTCTCACCAGATCATTTAGAAGATGCAGTTACCAAAAACCCGTTGAATATGATTACATTATGAAAAATAAAATTATCACTTTAACTTTTTTATTATTACTATCCATAGTTGCAAATACTTTTACCATATATTATGGTTTTGAGATAGCGTTCTTAACGGTGGCAATAGCCTCACTATTTACAATAATAGGAATATTTTATTTTTACGGGTGGTTTGAGTTAAATGACAATAATTTATTTAAACAACCTTTATTTATAGCTTCTATCCTATTGCCCTTTTTCTATTTTATTTTGTTCGGTTGCTGGGCTTGGAGAGATCATAGTTTACAACTGTCAACCGACGGATTTGCAAATTTCCTTAACATAAGTAAACTTCCACTGCTTTTATTAGCTTCGTCAGTGCCACTTGCTTCAATAGTAAATAATATTCATAGGACTATTCAAACTGAATCACAGATTCAATCAGCTAAAGTTAAAAACAATGCAGACGCTTATTACTCTCATTTAAAACTATTCATCGAAACGATTAGTTCATTCCCTACTTTAGTTCTTGAATACATCCCCACGCAGACTGATCGGACAAGACATGTGGCTGCTGAAGTGGCTAGCCATGCTTATATAGAATCAAGTGAAAAAGTGAATACTTACGAAGTAAAGATTGTATTTCCTCATAAGCTTTATAATAATTTATTTCAATCTTCACAAAATACGGGTGCAATTTATAGTCCTTCTGAGAAATTTACGCAAAAAATCATATATGCTTGGAATGAACTTGATAAAGAAATTGTTGGTATCAAAAAGGGTGATTTGAAGTCAGAGATAGTATCTTTAATTTCTATTGATCTTAAAATTATCAAGCTTATGAACCTACTTAAAGTTAACACTATACAAAGGAAACACTCTTACATCTACAATCACAATAATGAATATGTATTTAATACCACCTATTTTTCAGAACCTGAAATCAAAGCTGTAGTTTATTGGCTTTATAACATCACATCCGATATTTACGATCTGGCTGGAAATAGTCAAATATTAGAAAACAAACACCAACGTCTGCTAAAATATTTACAGTCAGAAGAAAGAAGGTTCTCCAAAACCACTTTCCAGCAGACCAAGGAGGTTTATGCTAAGCCTCCTTATATGAACATCCTTGGCGGCAAAGTGGCGACAGAGCATTAAAAACGCATAAAATGGTCAAACACCAAATAACACTAAACCTCTGTTTTTAAACGTAATATACTGTTTTCATTGTAATAAAAATAATATGTAGAAATTTCGGACGCGGGTTCAACTCCCGCCAGCTCCACCAAAATTCTCCATCGGTGATTACCAGAGTCATCCGATGAAGTCCTGAGAGCCCGCACGGCGCAAGCCATGCGGGCTTTTTTGTGTCTGTCGTTGTCCGAGGGTATCCGGCTAAATCCAGAGAAAATTGGTACACGTTTAGGTATACGCTATACTGTGGTCCATTAAACGTGTACCAATTATGGAAGGGATCCAAACATGGCGCGCATTACACGCCCCCTCACTAACAACGAAATCCTCAAAGCGAAACCCCGAGAAAAAGACTTCACCCTGCATGAAGGTGATGGCCTGTTCTTACTCGTCAAAACCTCTGGCGCTTCCGTTATCAACGACCGGGAAGCAGCAGCCGCACAAATTTGAGTCTCGGCTCATACCCTGCCCTTACTCTCGCAGCAGCTCGTCAGATGCGCGACCAGCACTTAACCACGCTCGCACAAGGTATGGATCCGCAACAGCAACAAGAGCAGGCATCAAAACAACGTCAGATTGAGTTAGACAGCATTTTCTCAACAGTGGCTGTACTGGTTCCAGATAAAAAGCAGAAGTGTCACAGAGGATTATGCAAAGGATATTTGGCGTTCTTTAGATAAAGATGTGTTCCCGGCAATCGGTGCGATACCCGTTCAGGAGATAAAAGCCAGAACGATTGTTGAAGCACTCGAGCCAATCAAAGCACGAGGGGAACTGGAGACAGTTTGTTGCCGGTACAGCGTATTAACGAAATAATGATTTATGCGGTTAACACTGGTCTGACTGATGCAAACCCGGCATCAGGTGTCGGAATGGCATTCGAGAAACCTAAAAAGCAAAATATGCCGACACTGCGGACAGAAGAATTGCCGAAGCTAATGCGCTCTTTGATGATGTCGAATCTCTCAGTTTCGACTCGCTGTATCATTGAATGGCAACTCCTTACGCTTGTGCGCCCTTCTTAGGCCACAGGTGTTCGTTGGGCAGAGATCGATCTCGATGCCAAGCTCTGGACTATTCCAGCCGAACGGATGAAGGCCAAGCGTGAGCACATTGTACCTCTATCTCCTCAAGCATTAGAGATTCTGGAAGTGATGAAGCCAATCAGTGCTCATCGTACACATGTTTTTCCGAGTCGAAATGACCCAAAGCAACCAATGAATAGCCAGACAGCAAATGCTGCTTTAAAACGGATTGGATATGGGGGTAAATTAGTAGCATATGGTTTGCGCTCAATAGCGAGTACTGCAATGAATGAAGCTGGTTTGAACTCAGATGTAATTGAAGCAGCACTTACTCACATTGATAAAAATGAGATTCGGAGAGCATATAATCGCTCAACTTACCTTGAAAAAAGAAAGAAGCTTATGAGTTGGCGGGGTAATTTCATAGTGAATAGCAAATAA